AAACTAGCTGAACGTAGCTACAGACCTTTTGTTTGGACTTCTCGTTATCCCCGCAAAGATAAACTTTCTCAATATGAAGGACTACTCGCTCCTCAACTTGTGGAAGACATCGAAATGGGAGCTGAAGAATGGACCCCAACAGACTCTGATCGCTTCACCAATGATGATCTCCTTGAACGGGAAGCATCTATGGGTCGTTCAAACTTTATGCTTCAGTTCCAATTAGATACTTCTCTAAGTGATGCAGAAAAGTTCCCACTTAAATTCAGTGATCTTGTCGTTACCTCGGTTAACCCGACTCAAGCGCCGGATGCTGTTGTGTGGTGCTCTGACCCTCGTAATGTTCTCAAAGATCTGCCTACGGTTGGCCTACCGGGTGATTACTTCTACTCCCCGATGCAGCTTCAAGGCGATTGGGGGCCATACACGGAGACAATCTGCTCCGTAGACCCATCAGGTAGAGGTACAGACGAGACAGCAGCTACATATATCAGTCAAAGAAATGGGTTCCTCTACGTTCACGAAATACGAGCGTATCGCGATGGTTATAGCGACAATACACTTCTTGACATCCTTCGTGGGTGTAAGCGCTACAATGTTACTAAACTCCTCATCGAAACCAACTTCGGTGACGGTATCGTCGCAGAACTGTTCAAAAAACACCTACAACAAACCAAGCAAGCCATAGATGTTGAGGAAGTACGGGCTAATGTTCGTAAAGAAGACCGTATCATTGATGCCCTAGAACCTGTGATGAATCAACACCGACTCATCATGGATCGTAGCGTGGTGGAATGGGACTATAACTCTAATAAAGAAGCAGCACCAGAAGAGCGTCTCCTATACATGCTCTTCTATCAGATGAGTAGAATGTGTCGGGAAAAGGGAGCTGTTAAACATGACGACAGACTTGATAGCTTAGCTCAAGGTGTGAAGTATTTCACAGACGCTATGTCTATCTCTGCCTATGAAACAGTCAAAATGAGGAAGCAAGAAGACTGGCAAGACCTCCTTGAATCCTTCATTGATAACCCACAAGCAGCGACTGATCACCTAGTCTTTGGCTTTAGTTTAGATCAACGTCAAAAGGCTAGAGGACTGAGTGGTAAGAAGTCAGTCCCCACCTGGGTTTAGGTGCAATGTGGGGTGTATACAGGGAGGTGGAGGGTGGACCACCCCTCTGTAGTGGGGGAAGACATCCAAGACAAACAAGTTGTCTTGTTCATCTTCCCCTCTTTACTAATGTCCCTGGGGAAGGACATTCTGTAAGTACAGACACAAAGACACAAACTCCTCTACCACTCCACTTAAGAGACTTAATACTGGATAACACTTGATGATCACAAAGGATCATCCCTGTTATCACTTATTATACAGCTGTCTAGTCATGAGTAGAACATACCGTAAACAACCTACCCATCTATTCAGATCCCCTCAAACCTATAATGAGTTAAAACAATCCTATTTTGATAGCGATGGTTATGATGTCTCTTATCATAAGAGATACATACCCACTCTCTACGATGACATTCACATCTCAGCATACAAGCAATTAGATCACCCACCTAATGACCCATACAGCTAGTCTTGTACACATCACTCCTAATGCTGAAGAACTCATTGCCTACATGGCAAGAGTGTCTAACCCCTCTAATCAATCTAATACTGAGACCTCAACAAAGCTCATCAGGTATCTGATCAAGCATCAACACTGGTCTCCCTTTGAAATGGTTAATATGTGCGTAGAGATCAATACAACTAGGTCTATTGCAGCACAGATCCTACGGCATAGATCCTTTTCCTTTCAGGAATTCAGTCAACGCTATGCAGCTGTAACTGAAATGCCAGAGATTCCACAACTTAGAACACAAGACCTGAAGAACCGACAGAATAGTATTGATAACCTTGATGAAGTACTAGATAAGAAGTTTCAGTTTGAGATTGCTAAACACTACTGTAATAGCTATCGGCTTTATCGAGATATGCTAGATGCAGGTATTGCTAAAGAGTGTGCTAGAGAAGTGCTACCAATGGCAGCTCCAACACGTCTGTATATGAATGGTAGTGTTAGGTCTTGGTTGCATTACTGTGACCTTAGGACCGCTCATGGGACCCAGAAGGAACACGCACAGATTGCTGGACAGGTTCAGGATATTCTCTATTCGGAAATACCGAATGTCTGTGAGGCAATGTGGTCTCAGGAAATTTGACATAATTTTGTGAAGTGGTATACGCGGGGGGATGGACGTTTTTACCCCCGTGGCGGGGTATCAATTAAGCGAGGATGGAGGCTTTTTGAATCGCTAGATGCCGTATCTAACGAGGCGTGTATCGTGTTGAACTATGTTATAACTCACTAGTCCTCACTGTATTTGTTATTGCAACCTATTCTCAATAAGCCTCAATTTCATGCGATCTGTAGCGATTTTACTATTCACTAACCCATCAACGCTAAATCATCACCAAACACGCCTACAAGCCTCTACAATGCCCTTGTAATATCATTCAGGTAGTAGGAGATGGTCAACACATACAACGCCATACAGAGGCATATAGAGGCCAATGATGTTATGTGCTCTTCACACAATGCACTCACTACGTTCACACTCACGCGCAACTACTCGAACACCAACAGCACTGCACCACATATTGATGCCTAGCATACCCATCAGTTCTTCTGATAGGGTCAATTAGCCGTTTGGTATCAGGGCGAACTACGGGCACTTGTGCACTATGGTATATTAGGTTCATCGGGTGAGGGACTCGTGCCTCGCCCACTCGGTGGGGGACAGGGCAGCGGGCTCTAGCCACCAAGCACATTGACAATCTAATTGGTCGTCACAAGACGGAACTAGCGGAGCGAGCGATCCCGCGAGACAGAGATATGGTTGCAACCCGACCAGCTGTCACGACCACGTATGTATGTATGTAAATGCAGAGCCACATGCTAAATTGATCATGGCACGATTAACATATACACTAACACACATACGGAGGATTGACTATGGCTTACACATTTGACCTACTCAGGAGTGCATTGCTTAATTGCACATCGTTTGACCTGATCATGGTTGACAATGAAGAGACAGATGAATATGAATACTATCTAGTTGATGGATGCGGTGATCAATATGGTGAGGCATTCCATGACCTCGATGATGTTGCTGACTTCATCAGTAACAATGAAGAGGTTGATCAATACCTGACATCTATGGAGGTTTACGGTTAATGGCAACGTATCAACTGTTCATGGGTCGCAATATACCTAATGGTTCGTATGTCACTGACATTGAATGGGCTAAGTTCTTGCACATCGTAGACACGATCGTTGATGGGTACACAGTTCAAGATGTCGATGGTGTATGGCTAGGTGAACACGAGGATTGTAAGTTGATGACTATCAGTACAGATGATGTTGATCATGTGTACGACATCGCTCGTACATATAAGAACGCCTTCAATCAACTTGCTGTTGGTATGCAGGTGTTGCCATCCATGGAGTTTGTTTAACTAACCTGTCCATTAACACATACTTAATCACGGAGTCTTTCATCATGCCTGCTACTTATCAAGAACTGCTCAAGAAGTCCTACATCCAACGCCTTCGCAATCAGAAGGATGGCAATGACATTCTCAACACGCTTGATGTGTTGGTTACTGACTATGCCAAGGATGTAGAAGGTTGGGGTGTTGTTGACACATCAACTGAAGATGTAGAGCTTGTTACTGCCTGATTCATTCACAATCATCACGGAGCCTATCATGACTGCCACTGCTACCACTGAGTACACTAGCCTCACACAATGGTATGACTCACAAGATGAGCAATACCAAGCACTGTATGACGCTATTGTTGATCGCATTCCATTTGCTGATAAGTGGGATGTAGATCAGGTCATTGATTTCATTAGTGAGCTTGATGATCTGGGTATTGAGAACAATCGACAGTTTGATGATGCCTATTACGCTGAGTATGAATGCTGGAAAGCAGAAGAAACCTTTGCTCAAGAGTTCTATGAGGGGCTGATTGCTAGCTCTGTTCAAGATGAGCTTGCTATTCCTCTCTATTACGTGGATTGGCAACGTGTTTGGGATCATAGCCTGAGCTATGACTTCAGCACCATTCAGTTGGATTGTGATACGTTCTTCTTCAACAATAACTTCTGAGCCATGCAAGTACGCACATTTAGACTGCTTGAAGATTGCATTGAGCGTGGTGTTCGTAATGCTTTACTCAATGTTGACGAGGTTCAATTTGAGTATGAACAGATTGATGCCATCTTAGATAGCTTCACAAGGCGCATCATGAATGAAGTTGACGAGTATTTCTATTGAGGAATTATGGCTGAATTCTCCACTGCTATTAAGGTTGATGTCTATCCTGATGAGTTCAAGCTTGTCTTGAAGGCACTTAACCGTGCTCTCAAGGACACTGACACGTTTACAACTGTTGAACGTGAGAGCTTGTATGCCTTCACTGATTACTTCCAAGATCTAGCCCTCGAACACGCCGCATAAGTATGTACTACAACCCGTCAACAGATCGAGCAATTGATATTGAGGTCATCGCACAGCAGTGTCGTGATGCCATTACGAGGGGACGTGTACAGAAAGGTATATATGTAAGCAACGTTGTACCAATCAAGCAAGAGACTACTAGCAAATAATTCACAATCATCGGAGGCATCATGCTAACAACTGTTCGACCATACAAAGAATACGAAGTCACGACCACAGACGGTACTTGGTATCTCATTGCCAAGGACTCTGAGCAAGCTGCATGGTCTGCTCTAGAGCTTACAAAACAACGCAACGAGAAACTACTGAACGTGAGGTTGGCTGATGCCTGGTAAAGATTATTTCCCTAACAACTGGAAAGAGTATGCAGAGCTGAGTGATGACCATTTCATTCCGCACACTTTTGAAGAAATCATGTCTTGGAAGGTGGCGGGGTGGGAGCTGCCTAGCAGTGTGTGCTGCGTCATTCGCACTAAAAACCTAAAAACACACAAAGTCAAGGAATATACCTACCAAAAACATAGTGCTGCTCAACGCAAGGTTGATGAGTTAATCAATACACCTGATATTGAGTTCACTGTTGTTGATCACGAATCCATCCATCACCTCACCCCTGCAGACCATGACTGAGCGAACTTTTAGCCGACGCCTTCAACAACTGATCCAGCAAGTCGAGGCCCACCCCAATCGTGAAGAAATTCTGCGGTTGGCACAGGAGCAGCTGCTCGACGATACATTTGTACTGGCTCAACAAACCTCTACATGCAACTGATCAGCTTCGGTAATTTCTACCTTGGGATGGATAAGGAATCCTATACAGACGTACTTGTCCACATCGGTAGGCTGAGACTAGAGTGGGATTGTTCACGGGTAACCAATGGACCCACTCAGACGCCAAGTCACCAATCCCAACATGGAGCGGGTTCAGAAGGTGATGAACCTTCTACGCCTGTTGGACCGTGAGGTGCCCGCTCAGGTGCTGGCCACATTCTTCTATGTGGCGGCCCATGAGAACTGCCACAAGCAAGCTGTAGAAGAGGATCTCAGCCTCACTACAGCAGCTGGCAGCCGTTGCACCGACAAACTCACGGATCAATCTTGGATTAACAAGCCAGGGTTAGATCTCGTTATCAAGGAGGTTGATCCAACAAACAGACGACGCCAACAGCTGAAGCTAACACCCAAGGGCAAAGCTCTTTGCAAACAGATTGAGGCGATTCTCTTTGACTGACATCAAAACCTGGGGCCAAGCCCTCGACTACACCTTCTCAACTCGCCACTCATGGAGGCATGGTAATGGAAGAAAAACTGCTGCAATCAATGCTGGTCACTTTACCTCGTCAGTTGGACTATCTTTCCCTGTGCGAAAAATTGATCAACCTATCATCAACCGAGTATCCATCGAGCTTGAGGACGCGGGTAAGAGCGACGCGACGATCAATCGAGTTGTGTCTGCAGTTAGCACAGTCCTTAACCACTGCGCCTTTGATGGATTGATCCCCACACCAGCGAAATTCCGCAGGCGCAAGGAGACTGAGGGACGCATCACCTTCTACACCAAGGAGGAAGTTGAGCAACTGCACAACGCAGCCCTTGATCCCTTTATGCGGAATGATGCAGCGGACATCATCCTGTTTGCTGCCTACACGGGGATGCGTCAGAGTGAGCTGCTTAAGCTCAAGGCACGGGACATCGACCTCGGTCTTAATACGATCTTTGTTGGTGGCCGTCCTGATAACACAACCAAGAGTGGTGATTGGAGATCAATACCCATTCACACTCACATTGCCAATGTTGTGGACAGGCGCCTAGCTGATAAGAAAGACCATCATCCGGTCTTTGCTGCTGACTGGCTGGACAAGGATCAGCTCTTGCGAACCTTCAAAAAAGTCAACAGGTACATCGGCAAGTCCGAGGATTATGTATTCCATACACTACGGCATAGCTTTGGAACGTGGTGTGCCGAGTCAGGCGTGCCTATCAGAACCATCATGGATCTCATGGGACACAAACGAATCGAGACCACGCTTCGCTACGCCAAGACCACCGATAAGGCCCGAACAGAGGCGATCAACCTCATCTAGGCGCGTCTAAAGGGTCGTCTGCTACGCTCCATTCGTGGCTGACAAGCCCACCGTCTCAGCGAGTCCAATCGCTGGAATCCCCACGCGGATGTGGCGGAATTGGTAGACGCGCTAGTTTCAGGTTCTCGGGTGAGAGACAACGATCTTATGCACAGGTCGGTCCATAATGGCTGACCTGCTTTTATTTGCAAGGTGTCCACATACGCACAGGTCTAAACACCGAATCTAGCGAGCAATCTTATTGATCACACCAGCCCTAATTGAGGCGCAAGCCCAGCTTGAGAGAGACCAGATTCGCCTAGGTCTGAAGCGACTAAAAGAGAATACAAAGAAATTAGAAGAGAAAAGTTATGCGAGTGCCACAATTTATGGCGTGGCTTCTATTGATGCTCTGCTTCCTAAGCTGGTTGCGCGTATCGAAGAGACAGCTCACCGACTCAAAGAAAGGAAGAACGGAGTAGCGTTTAAAGAGATTAAGAAGTACCTAGCTGATGTCGAGCCCCTAGCAGCTGCAGCCATTGCCCTCAAGGTGACCTTTGACAAGGTATTCAGCGTCAAGGAGGGTAGCGATCAGCTGGTGGAGGTCACCGATGCGATCGGCTCTGCTGTGGAAGCCGAGTGCCAGATGCGTCACTATGAACGCAATGCACCAGGCCTACTCAACACCTTGAAGAAGAACTATTGGCATAAGGCCAGTGGCACCCAGCAAAAGCTCGTCGTTATTCGTACACTAATGAATAGGTACGATGTTGAAGAGTGGCAGCCATGGGGCAGGGTGAATCGCATCAAACTAGGAACCTGGCTGCTCGATTGCATCATTGAGACCAGCCAATGGTTCGACAAGGTGATGTGGATGGAAGGACGCAAGCGAGTCAACTACATCGTGCCCACACCAGAGTTCCTGGAGCGCAAGGAACAGGTGATGAGCGATGCTGAGTTGTTTGCTCCCTTGACCTGGCCGATGCTGATTCCACCTCGGGATTGGACAAACACAGAACCGGGTGGCTATCTGCTCAATGAGGTCATGCGCGGCCACGATCTGGTGAGGCGCGGCAATGTGGGGTGTATACAGGGGGAGTCACCACTCGCCTTTTTGAACAAGATTCAGAAGGTTGCTTTCAAGCTAAACCCATTCATTGTGGGTGTTGCTGAGGAGCTAAGCAGACTGGAACGCTCAGTTGGTAAGTTCCTCCCTATTGTTCATCACGACCTGCCTGCCAAACCTGCTGACATCGAGACCAACTACGACAGCCGCAAGGACTATCGACGACGAGCAGCAGAGGTGATGAACCTCAACGCACAGGAATTCAAACGCTCCTGTCGCACTCGGATGACCATGGAAGCGGTTGCACGTTTTAAGCACGTGGATCGCTTCTACTTACCCTGGAGTTTTGACTACCGGGGTAGGGCCTATCCCATCCCTGCCTTCCTAACGCCTCAAGATACCGATTTCGGTAAGTCGCTCATTCGTTTTGCGGAAGAGGCTTACATGACACCTGAGGCAGAGGGATGGCTGGCCTTTCAGGTAGCAACCTGCTACGGTTTAGATAAAGCTACGATGGCTGAGCGTCTTGAGTGGGTTGACAATAACGTCACACTCATCGCGCGGATTGCTACAGACCCAATTGGATCATTGCCTGATTGGGAAGCAGCAGATGAACCGTGGCAGTTTCTCGCTGCCTGCGAAGAATACTATCATTGCGTGATCGCAGCTGATAGACAATTCACAGGCTTAATGGTGGCTACTGATGCCACCTGTAGTGGCTTGCAGATCCTGGCTGGTCTAGCCCGTGATAAGAGTACTGCGAGTCTGGTTAATGTCCTGCCAAGTTCGCATCCGCAAGATGCTTATAAGGTGGTGGCAGAAGCTGCAAAACCAGATTGCCCAGAGCGTCTGCGACCATATATGGATCGCAAAAAGACCAAACGGGTCGTGATGACGATTCCTTACAATGCTAAGCCATTCTCCAATCGCGGCTACATCCGTGATGCCTTCAAGGAAGATGGTATTGAGCTAGAGAAGGAAGAACTGACCGATGTCGTCAAGGCCGTACGTGGAGCTATGGAGCAGATCGTTCCTGGCCCGATGAAGGTGATGCGTTGGATCGAGAAGGAGGTTGCAGCAGCAATTAAGCGTGGTGCAGACCACCTGGAGTGGGTCACCCCTTCTGGGTTTGTCGTTCATCAACGCTTGATGAAAAAGCAGGTTGTCAGGCTCAAGCTACAGTTGATGGGAGATTGCGAGATCCATGTGGCCACAGGTGATAAGGATGAAGTTGACATCAATCACCACAAGAACGCCACTAGTCCAAATCTGATCCATTCGCTAGATGCGTCACTGCTCCATTTGGCAACCCTGCGTTTTGATGCACCGATTGCACTGATCCACGATTCTGTGCTGTGCAGGGCCACTGACATGTCCATCCTGTCCACATTGGTACGGGAGACATACATGCACCTGTTTGCCGAACATGACTATCTACGTGACTTTGCCCAACAAATTGGCGCAGAGTCCGAACCGCCGATCATTGGAGACCTAGAACCGGAATCCGTGATTGAATCCACCTATTTCTTTTGCTAATGGCACAAACCATTCATGTTACCCAACAGCCTGTTGTCCTTGAAGGCTATCAAGCTGTATTGAAACCCTCTAAGTTCGGTTATTCACTGTCTGCACTGGTTGATCAGCGACTGGTGGAGGTGTTGGAAGAGGACCGCAAGGAGACCCTGAAGTGGGCAGAATCGAAACTGAAGAACCCAAAGCGCAGCACCCTCAAACCTGAACCGTGGGAGGAAGTGACAGACGGACAATACAAGGTTAAGTTCAGTTGGAATGAAGAGAACCGTCCGCCTGTAGTCGACACCGAGGGAACTCCGATAACGGATGTCTCGACACCTCTTTACTCGGGTTCAACCGTCAAGCTGGCATTCAAACAGAAACCCTACATCCTGAAAGATGGCGTTACCTACGGAACCAGCCTCAAACTGGTTGGCATTCAGGTCGTCACGGTTGCAGGGGGTGCTGGTATTGATCGCGGCGATCTCGATGAAACTGAAGTGGCTGCTCTGTTTGGTCAGACAAGAGGCTACAAAGCAAGTGAGCCGAACATTGCCGTGGCTGAACCTGAAGTAGACGAAGACGATTTCTAATGGCTTTTCGCTCTGGGTTGGAAGAGAAGGTTGCTGATCTTCTCGCCGACCTTGGGGTTAAGTACGAATACGAATCCACAAAAGTACCCTATACGCTGAAGTGTAATTACACTCCTGACTTTCTGCTGCCTAATGGTATCTACCTAGAGACCAAAGGACAACTCACTGAAGAGGACCGCAGAAAGATGAAGGCAGTTAAGGCAGCAAACCCTGAGCTGGATATTCGCTTCGTCTTTCAATCCCCCTATAACAAGATCTACAAGGGATCTAAGACAACCTATGCAAAGTGGTGCGAGAAGCACGGCTTTCAATACTGCTCATTCCACTCGATTCCAATCTCATGGCTAACGTAGATTACGGCACAGTTGAGTATTATACTGAAGAGTTCAGTGATCTTCTTGCTGATGTTGATGCAAAGAGTCCTGCAACTATTGACAATTTGATTGAGGGGATCTACCGAGCATTGGATTCCTGGTTTGAATATCACGATGAGCAAGCACGAGCATACGCAGACATCCGGAAGCGAATTCGTCAGGCACTTACCGTGTGATACCTGTGGGTCATCTGATGCTAACTCGCTGTACTCAGATGGCCACACTTTTTGTTTTTCCTGCAACACCTATGGGCACACTGAAGTGCCCATTCACACTCACACAATGTCTCA